AATTAAATAAAAATTATTTTACATATTTATATGATATCAATTGTGAATATGTTAGAGTTGATTTTGAAGATTTAGATGATTTCAAATCTAAAATACAGAAGATATTTAAAGAAAATAAATTTGGTGAAAACATAAAAATTTTATCCAAATTTATAAAATCACCAGCAGTTTTAGTTAATGAATGGTTAAGTGAAAATGATGTTACTGATATATCAGTGACAGGATTTAAATATGAACCAAAGATTAAAATAATGCCTTGTAAATCTTTATTTTTCAGTTTTGGTATTAATTTAAGTACCGAACAATCAATAGAACTTGAAATATCTAAAGATAGAGATAAATTCTATTTATTTAAATTTAAGATATTAGATAATTATGTGACAGTAGAACAAGAAAATCTAAATAATTTGGTGCAAGTTATAGGTGAAACATTAAAAAATAAGATTAAGTAATGGCTGACAATAAAAGAACAGAGAAAATTTTTGAATATGTTGAGTTAAATTTTGACAACTTGACTCGCCAGGTTAATAATTGGCTTTCAACTACCTATAACAAATCTGGAATTTTATTTAATTCCTCATCACCTTATGGACAACTTTTAACACAGATGAAAGAGTTTTTCAGATGGAATACATTATATAATAAAAATGTTGTTAGACAGTTAGATATTGAGCAGACTAAGACTAAAAGAATGATATTGAATTTGGCAAGAATTTCTGGACATAATCCATCAAGAGCAATATCTGCAAAGGGTTCTTTGAAATTTAAATTAAAACAAGGAATCAATATTGAGCAAAAAATTCAAGGTAGTTCAGTTGTGATATATGATGATACAACATTGAAAAATAGAACAAATACACTATTTTACACACTTAAAATTGGAGCAGATAGAAATATTTACCCAATAACATCAGGATGTCAATTTTTTGTTAATATTGTGCAAGGTAAATATGAATCACAAACGTTCACTGGAGATGGCACTAAAAATCAATCAATTGCAGTTATTGTGGATAATAATCAAACAATAGATAATTTTGATTTCCAGGTTTTTGTGGATGGCGTTAATATGTCAATTAGAGATCATTTGTATGATATGTTAGAAGATGAAAATGCATGCTTTACAAGAACTGGATTTGATGGTGGATTAGATGTTTATTTTGGTAACAGTGTAAATGGTATTGTTCCACCTCTTGGATCTGTTATAGAAATTAAGTACTTACTAACTGATGGTATTGTTGGTAATATACCAAATTCAAAAGTTAATGATTTTGAATTTGTTGATGATATGTATGATTCAGAAGGAAATATTGTATCATCAAAAGAATTGTTTGATGTATTTATAGAAAATGATATCACATTTGCATCTGATGGTGAAAGTTTAGAATATACAAAAAGTATTATACCTTATGTGTCAAGAAATTTTGTTCTTGCGACTCCTTCACAATTTATTTATCATTTAAAAAAATTGAACTTCTTCTCAAAAGTTAATGCGTTTAATACTCTTGATATGGTTGAAATAGATATAGATGCTGATGGCGATTTAGATAATATTAATATTAATGAGATGTATCTATTTTTAATTCCAAAGATAACTAATTATTTTGTTGGTGATATCAATTATTTTAATGTACCTTTTGATGCTTTTTATCTTGATGATTATGAAAAAGGTAGGGTTATAGAATATCTTAAAAAGCAGGGAATAATTAGTTTAACTGCAAAACTCACAATTTTAGACCCAACAATTAGAATGTATGTTGCTAATGTGTATGTTAGAAGATATGATGATGAACCAGAAGAAAATATTAGAGATCAAATAATAGATTATTTATCTGACTATTTTGCAAATAATGAAAGATATGATAGAATTGTTAAAGCCGACATTATTAAAGGGTTAAAAGGAATTGATGGTATAGATTCTGTTAATATTGAATTCATTAGTAAAACTAATGAAGATTATCATAGAGATGGTGCGGTATTAAATCAACAACGAAGAACTGTTATTGAAACAACATATGCAACTAATACAAAATCGGTTACTGTTGAAGCTAATAAATTAGCAAGAGGTTCAGTCTCTGCTGCTTCTGCACAAAGAACTGATACGTCATATAAAATAAGAGATAACGATACTGCAAAAGTTGATGATAGACTTAGATCAACTGATAGTCAAGTTACATCATTGGGTTCTACGACACTAATAGATTATAAAAAGACAAACTATAATGAAAATGAGTTATTAGGAATAGATCCAGTCTTAGGTGATATAATTATTAATAAACAAACTGATAATAGAAAAAATCAACTTGCCATACTTAGAGGTGGTTGGGCTGATAGAAATGGTATTTATTATTATGAAGATCCAGGAGTTACAGATGGTTTTAGCACAGTTAATATTATTTTTAAGGATAATGAACCAGAAATTACTAGAAAAATGAGAACAAATGACAATGCTTCAAAATCTTCAACTTCAACAACATTACCTAATAAAGTAACAAATATTAAATCGGTTTCTATAAGATCTAATACTACTAATGCGAATTAAAGATTAAAATCTTGAAATAGTTGTTGTTTTTCTTGAAGTATGAAGTTGTGTATATAGTATGCTAATCTTTTGTAATTCTTATATTCATAAATATTAGTTATATTGTATTTCTTTAAGAATTTTTCATCAATTGACATTTTATAATTATCATTCTTATCAAACCAATAAATCATATTAAATAATTCATCTTTTACTTTTAGTGAAAGGTCAACTGCAATGCCATTATCCACCTTACCAATGTAATTTACTACTGATATAAAGTTATCTAAATCTTGTTCTTCCATAGGGAAAGAGTTTTTTTAATATATATTATAAAAATAGGTTTCTATGGCATTAAATGATGTAAAGGATTTAGTTATCAGATATGATGGACATCCAAGATATGTAGTCAATAAAATCGTTGAAGATGATGATATTGAAGTTATTGTTCAAAAATTAGAAATGATTTTATTTACTAATGAAAATGATGTTATAGGAGATAGTGTAGGAATAGGGTTAGAATATTATTTATGGCAAACCAGAGTTTCTATAATTACACTAGAATCAAAAGTAAAGGAACAGGTGACTAAATATATACCTGAATTAGAGCAGATTGGTTATTCCTTATCAATTAATATTTTTGAAGGTACATATCGAGATATTATGTATTTGAATTTTATTATACGAGGTTATAACATCGATTTTATTTTTGAATAAGGAGATATAATATGGAAAGAGTTGAAGAATTTGTGTTGACTACAGAGATAGTTAAAGATATAGAAGAAAGAGAAAATTTAGGTAAAATACTAAAAAGGTATGAAAAACTTTGGTTTTCAAATTATAAAGGTATTAGAAAGGCTGGAATAACATTCGCTTTTACAGATGAGGAATTTGAAGAATATGTAAAATGTAAAATGTCTGTTCATTATTTTGCTGAAAAATATTGTAAAATTAAACTTGACGATGGTACAATTGGGAATATGACTCTAAGAGATTATCAGAAAGATATTATCAATTTGTACACAAAGAATAGATATTCTATTTTAATGGCAAGTAGGCAAACGGGAAAATGTAACTCATTCAGTACCAATGTGTTACTGCTTGATGAAGAAACAAAAGTTGTATATGAAGTGCCATTTTTTGAAGTGTATTACAATACAATTCAACAAGATAGGCAATTAAAATTTTTAGAAAAAGTGAAAATATTTTTATATAGACTATATGTTAAATTATCTTAATTTTCCCAATTTGTCAAAAAGCCATTATTTTTTATTTATATATAGATTAAAATAAAAATTTATATAAAAATGGAAAATAACGGAGAAATTGAAGGGTATGATTATGTTGTGTGTAAAATATGTGGAGAAAAAGTTAATAGAATTTATGGTGCACATCTAAAAAAACATGGAGTTACAAGCCTAGAATACAAAACCAGATATCCAGGCGAATCATTAACTACAAAAAAGGATTCTAAAAATACAAGCAAGAATTCGGGTTTACATATGAAAAAAGAAAAATATAGAAAAATGTTTTCAGATAAAGTTAAAGGTGATAAGAATCCAAATCATAAATCAAAAACTACAGATAAGGAAAGAAAAGAGAGAAGTCCATTTTCAAAGGAATTTTTATATCACAATTCAGAAAATGAAAGACTTAATTTTATAGAGAATGCTCTAAAAGATAGAACATTCACAACAAGAATAGATTATTATTTAGAAAGAGGTTATAGTGAGGATGAATCTGAAATGTTATTAAAAGAAAGACAATCTACTTTTTCAAAAGATATTTGCATTCGAAAATATGGTAATACCAAAGGTTTGGAAGTTTATACAGATAGACAAGAAAAATGGCAAAAATCGTTAAATGAGAATGGTAATTTAAAATTAGGGTATTCTAAAATTAGCCAAGAGTTATTTTATAAAATATTAGAAAAATATGATATTGAAGATAGAGAGGAAATTTATTTTGCAACTAAAAATAATGAAATAAAATTGAAAAAGATTGATGGTGGGGTTTGGTTGTATGACTTTTGTGATAAAAATAAGAAAAAGATAATTGAATATAATGGAGATGAATATCACGCAAATCCAAATTTATATGAATCTACTGATAACCCACACCCGTTTAGAAAATGGTTAACTGCTCAGAGCATATGGGATAAAGATGAAGAAAAGATAAGAATTGCAAAGGAAGAAGGCTATGAAGTTTTGACTATATGGGATGGCGATTACAAGAATAATAAAGAAAAAATACTATTAGAATGTATGAAATTCTTATCACTTTAGGGTGTAGCCACAATTTTTATATATAATATATGAGAACTTATTTAAAAAATGTAATAATATTTTTAATTCAATTAATTGAAAAATATGAATTAAGAAACCATAATGTTGATGAAAATGAACCATTAAAAAAAATTGTCGATATTTTACCTATTAAGAATACGAGTGTGAAAAGTGATTATGGATTTCCGCCTATTTCAGAAATAAACAAGACTACACCACTACAAAGATATGAACTTATACTAGAAAATGGTAATAAGTTAGAGTGTGCTGATGATCATATAGTTTATTGTGAAGAACACAATCCTCAGTTTGTGAAGGAATTAACTAATAATGATTATATCTTAACTAAAAGTGGATTGAGTAAAGTTAAATCAGTAAAAAAATTATATGGTAAAATATGTATGTTTGATTTTACGATTGATGGACCTGAACCTTCATATTATACTAATGATATTTTGTCGCATAATACGGTTTCAGCGTCAATTGTCATATTACATTTTGTATTATTTAATGATGATAAAGGTGCTATGATTGTTGCAAATAAAGGTAATACTGTAAAAGAGATTGTAAGAAAAATTAAAGATATTTACAGATTATTGCCGTTTTTCCTTAAAAAAGGTGTAGTAAATTGGAATGAGAAATCTGTTGCATTTGAAAACAATTCAAGAATTCAATCTGAAAATAGAACAAAGGAACCTGCGATTGGTTTTACTATTGATATGTTATATCTTGATGAGTTTGCCCATATTCCAGACAATTATGTTAGAGATTATTATGGTGCAATTGTTCCAGTAGTTTCCGCAATATCGAACTCAAAAATTATTATTACATCAACACCTAATGGTTATAATCTTTTTCATGATTTGTTGATTGGTGCTGAGAAAGAAGCAGATGATCCTTTGAAGAATCCTTATACACCTATGCGTGTCTATTGGCACCAAGTTGCTGGTAGGCAAGATACTCAAATACAAATAATGCCAGCAAAATTAAAAAAATATAATTTTACTAAATCTGGAGTATTACGAGAATTGAGAGATAAAGGTGTTAGTTTTTATAAAAAGAAGAAAGGTGAAGATATTGTTGATTGTGTAAAATATGATCCAGATGACAAAGTGACGCATATTGGTGAAATACGAAAAATGAGAGTGTCAGGTATACCATTACCTGAATTAGCAATTATAACAAACTGGCAAGAAGAAGAAATAAAACTAATTGGTGGTGAAGATAAATTTAAACAAGAATATGATCTTCATTTTATAACAGGAGATAAATTATTATTTGATAGAATTACTATGGATTCTATGAAGAAAAAAGCTATTCCTTTTAGTTTTGTGCCAATTAATCATTTTGATAATAGATTGACTATTCCTTATGAATCATTAAAGTGGGTTACTAATAGACCAGAATTGTTTGATTTAGATAAAGTTAAAGATTATTATACAATGACTGCGGTTGATTTGGCTGAAGGTTTGGCTCAGGATTATACTGTGTTAAATATTTTTAGATTGTTGATGAAAACTAAAGAAGAAATTCAACGAGATAGTGAGATGTTTGAAAGCATTTACGACTTATTTAAACTTGAGCAAATCGGCATGTATAGAAATAACATATATTCTATTAGAGAAGTAGCACACATTTTCTATTTGTTGGGTTTTGAATTTTTTGATCCAGAAAAATTTAAATCCGTACTTGAATATAACACTTATGGTGGGGAATTTTTGTCACATTTACCTAATGTATTTGAAGGTGCTAATGAGTTTTTTAATGCAGTTTTCTTGAGATATAAACATCGTAAAGAAGATAAAATGGCTAAGATAGGTATTAAACTTAGTCGTGATAAACATCTAATAGTTGATAAAGAATTTCAACAAGCAGTGAAGAAAAGAAAAATGATAATACATAATGATATAAATATTTCAGAAATTTCAACATTCAGCAAGCAAGTTACTCCTGGTGGAAATGTTACATATAAAGCCGAAACAGGTAATGATGATTGTGTTATGACAAATGTTTTATTATCAACAGTTTATGATAA